CATTGTTTGATTGACATTGGCTAACTGATTATTAATGGATGAACCTAAACCTAAACTGGTTTGATTTTGATTATTAAGTAATTGTTGACCTACATCTGATAATGAAGTTGTAGCAGTCCATGTCGGATTGCCATATTGATCTGTTCCGCTCTGAACGTAATCTAAGTTTCCATACGGAGTTACTTGATTAACACGATTCGCAGCAGTTGCAGCTCTCGCAGCTTCTAAATTACCTGTTGCTGTTGCTTGTGCAGCAGCCTGATAATCAGGAGCTGGAGGCGCACTTGGCGCAGGCCCTAATCCTAAAAATCCACCACCACCCATATCATTCTCCTATCAACTTTCTTAGAGGACATTGGATGTCTAAAAACCGACAATCTTCTTTCCTCATAGTCATAATTACCAAATCCCCATCCATATGAGCATCAGGTATTTCAGCTACAATTTTAAAGCCTAAGTGTCGGTTTAACCTTAGTGCATCAGCGTTATCAGCGCATACTTGACCTATTATAACCCTAAGATTTAATTTATTAAAGGGGTAATCAAATGTAGCCCATAATAAATCTTTACTTGCCCAGTTAGAATCTGTTGCACCAATATGAATCTGACACGAATGAGGCATAAAATTGTTAAAACCAACGACTGCTGCTATTTGTCCATCTATTTCTTGACCGATACATCTTGTTTCTTCAGGTAGAGGATGATTCATTATCCTTACCAACCAATCACCTAAATATTTTTGGTTTTCAGTTGTAACTCTACGCATTACAATACGCCACCGTTTTCCATCACATAATCGGTAGAAGCCCAATGAAAATCAATGTTTTGAGAAGCAATATTTAAATTAACCGATGCCGAAAATCCAAGACCTGTGACACCTTGCCAGTATTTAGTAATAACTGCACCACCACCCCATGTGTTTTGATCCCATTTAGCTGTATCCCATACACCCGTTTTAATAGTTGCAGGATTAAACGCTATCTGATTAACTAATGGTACGGTATCAAAGTCGGTAGAAATGCCACATAACACCGTTGGCATACCTCTATCTGTCTGAAATATAGGTCTAACAAGGGTAAATCGTTTTAATTGTCCTTGTGTACCAAAATAATTGTATGCTTGCTGACAAGTGCCTGTAATGTTTGTGTTGTTATCTGAATATCCTGTAAAAAATTGCCCTACAAAACCATTTCCGCCAAAATACATTTTTTCATTACCAGCAACAACAAAACAATTTGCGCTGATATTGGTAAATCTAGCCCATGACTTATTAATGGTGTTCATTACATATTGTTCAATACCATCATTCGTAGGAATGTTAAAAATTAACATATTGGCTTCTGCAAGATAATTAATTTGCCATCCAAAATTATCATAATATTGACTACAAGCCAAAGATACTGCGTAATAAATCTTATCTGTTAAATTAATTCTTGGGTCTAATCGGTCTGATTGAAGCGCAGAAGTCAACGGAACTAATCCATCTTGCGTTAGTAAAAGTAAATCTCCACCCCATTTAAAGAAACATCTACGGCTAAAGGTTTGACCCATTTGCCAAAGACCTTTCATTGCCCATGCAGTAGGATCACTAGGATTAGTTCCTTGATAGACAATAACTTCACCTAAAGAACTAACAAATACGGCAAAGTCATCTACTCCGTAACCAGCGTCAAGAGTCCATGTACCCATTGCTTGTAAATAACCACCGTTACGATAGAAAGCACCTAAAGCAAAGCTAGTTGCAGCACCTGATATAGCCGTAACATCCAAATACCAAAAACTTAAACTATTGTTTTGACAGAAATATAGACGGTTTTTAAATAAATTGACATTAACAAATGTGTTACTGTTGACTCCAGTAATTCCGTTAACCGTATACGTTCCAACAACAGAAGCGTTACCACTTGGCGCAGATGCCATTGTATAAGTAAAAGTAGAAGCACCTGTTACCGTTATTGCATATGTTCCATTAAATTGACTAGGTGTTGCACCTGAAATAGATACACGATTGCCAGTAACTAATCCATGTGGACTTGCAGTAGTCAACGTAGCAGTTAAGTTACCTGTACCGCCTCTTGTAATGCTTGATATGGTCTGAGCAGTTGACGTAGTAGCCATAAATGCCCATATAGAACCATCATAAATAAGAACTGGGTCTACACCATTACAGGCAATAATAAAGTCACCACCGCTTGTGGACATATTAACAAATTGCCATTTAGCGTTAGTTAATCCAGTAAATACAACAGTTGCAGTTGAATTTGTAGCATCATAAATTTTGTCACTAGCAAAAGCAAACAACTTATATCCTGTGCTAGTAGGGTAATTAATGGTGGTATAAACTTGACCACTTATTCCTGTAGATGTTTTAATCCAACCCTTGCGTAATTGAACGTCAGTTGGAGTTGGAAAGAAATTGACCATTTGTACTGCATCAAGGGGAGGCATTTCTGCCAATGAATCTCTGTTATTCCACCCCCCAATTGGGGATGCCATTGAGGTTGTAGTTGCTGGCATAATTAACTACCGTATCCAGTATCAGGAATGTTTGCCCATCCAATTAATACTGCGCTTGGTTGTGGCGCAAATGACAATGTTGCAGAACCTTTATCGTTCGCCTTAGCAATACTTAAATAACGCTGATAATCTTGACGTAATGCCGTTGTATCAAACGCTTTAATTTGGAAGTATTTAAGTTTAGTTGCCAATACCATAACTGTATCGTCTAACACCGTTGTATCTGTATCGGCTTGAAAACTATTTAATACATTACCAGCAACGTCTCTTACAAATCCTTTTGATCTGTACTCAAAACCTAGATATTCTTGCGTATTGTAAGGAGGCCATATTTGGAATTCATTACCTAATATTCTCCAACGAACACGAGGGCCAGTCGATATATAACCTGACTTTAGCCATTGCCATTGTTGAGCATCAACAGGGCCTAACATCTGCCAATGTTTCGTCTTGTCCCAATGCGTATTGTCTGTAATTGTTTCGTAGTCAGGTGGTAACGGATATATAGTTTTACTAAATGTTACCGAACCGCCTACTGTTGTTGATGAAGATTGCTGTGTAGTCGTTACAATAGTAGGACTAACAACTGTATCAACATAAGTATCTTGTGGTATTGCCGTACCCACGATGGAGTAAGTATTATCCAAACCTGTGGTACTCGGAATGTTAGTTAAAGTCTGAGTACCACTCGTTGTATTACAGGTTGTGGTGATTGCGTTGGTATAGAAACGATACTCTAATTCTAATGCTTGCCAATCATGCTCCTTGATTAAATCATACCCAGCACGATTCATCAAAGCTAAGACTTGTTGCACGTCTTGACTTGGATTTCCGATAACATAAGTAGGAATTGCTAGGTTTAATTCAGCCGTTACTTGCTGTACAAGTTGGAGCAGATTGTATGACATTTTATATTTCCTCTGTGGCTACCGCTTTTTTACGGGGTTTCTTTTCACCAACAGCGGCAAGTATAGCTGCCATTTGTTCTTGCATTAAGGCGAGCTTCGCATCTGTTTCTGCTTTTATTTTAGCATTTTCCTCGTCCTTTTTGGCAAGTTCTTCTTTCAAATTATTAATTTCTTGCGTTCTTTTGTCAGTTTCTGCTGAATCTTGGGCTAAATTTAAATATGACTTTGCCTTATCCCTGAACGCATACGGTGACATACCAGCAGCCATCCCCATACGTTGAAGTTGTTGATCAGAAGCGTTTGCAATCGATTCTACTGTGTAAAATTTCATTGCTCGCAGTTCTTCAGCCTGAGATTTAGATACTAAAGGCCATTCAGATACTGGTGTCCCAACGACTTCTTGGTCATCTGAACCTAATCTGTTTTGGTAATTAGCCCATTGAATTGGAAATCTAGTCTTATGACTTGCAAGAGCATAAGTATCAATTTCTGTTAGGGTATCGCCAGCTACACAAATATGTACAAAATCAAACTCTTTGTATATTGGTCTGCCAGCTTCTAAAGTTTCTTGTTCTTGCTGAACTGGTCGTTTGTAAAATCTTACTTGCAGTCTTGAATCTGCATTTTGCTCATCGCTAGGAAGTGCCATATTTAAATCTCCTCAAGGAATTAAGGGTTAAAAAAAGGGAATCCGAAGACTCCCCTTTATTATGCTACAAAACTACTAAAAATCAAACACTTGCCTTGCCAAACCAACCATAATCACCTGATGCCATAGAAGCACCTGCAATATATGTACCAACACCCAAAGTAACTTGGAATGTTGATGCGTTGATAACGCAAGTAGCTGTTGATGCTGCAATTGCTACACCAGCTTGTGCAAAAACATAACGCAAGCCATCTGAACCAAAAGTTTCAGCACCTAAAGGGCCAAATGTTGGTATTGCTGTGCCAGCAGAATTCAAATTTGTAGTAGTTGTATTGTACAAATCTGTACCAGCGATAGGGAGTACTGTATAAGCCATGATAATTTTTCCTTATAAAAATGGATTAAGAGCCTGTTAAGACACCTTGTAAGAATGAGTTAGAGCAAGTAAGGTTACCAGCCCAACCATATAACTTAACAATAGCATCTTGGTTGATAGATTGACGCTCGCCACCGATAGGAACGAAATTACGCTCTTTGTGTGGACGGAAGAATATGTAATTTGTGTTTAGCAAATACATATAAGTTGCAGTTTCCTGCGCTCCGTAACCACCACCAAGTACAACGTCAGCAGACATACCGCCACCGTAGAACTTTAATGATGCAAAACCTGCTGCGCCTTCTTCAACACCAGCGATACGCTGAATAGCTTGTAAAGAAGCAACATAATATTGATACAAAGTGTTACCAGCAACGATTAAGTCCACTTTATCAGTTCCACGAACAGACTTGATAGCAGCAGTAGTCATTGCAGCTTGGATTGTTGAAGAAGATGTAGCACCTGTAGTTGCTTGGTTCTGCCAAAATGTCCAGTTTGCACGATTAATACCACCATAAGTACCGCTTGTAGGTGAAGTTGATACAGCTGCAGCTAAACCAGTAATGTTCTTACCGCCATTACCTGTACCGTCAAGGAACAAGTCACCTGAGATACGGTTTAACAAGCGAGCTTCAGAAACTTGCATACGACCATCTAACAAGTCGATGATTGCTTCTTTAGAGCTGTTCTGCAACATTTCTAGACCACTCATTGTTACTGAGTCAGCGTACTGAGTAATGGAGAACTGAGCAGCACTAATTGGGCTATCAGGAGTAATGTTCAATACTTCGTAGCCACTATAAGAGTTAGCGTTGTTAGTATTTGGATCGTTGTACATGATTTCTTCTAAGATTACGTTACCGCCTGAAAATGGGCGTACGTTACCTTTAGAGTTCAATCTTTGTAGGATTGCGTTGTTTTGTGTTAAGTTATCTGCCAATACTCCGCTACGACTTTGAATGGTGGTAGCGATAATATCGGTAATTGCGCTATTTGCGAATGCCATGATATTTCCTTTATTAAGTTAAGTTAAACCCGACCATCCATCGCTTGCCCAATTTGTTCGGCTAACAATGAACGTCTATCCTTTGCATCTCCTTTAGACACTTGACCACTAGGTGTAGATGATCGTGGACTAACAGCAGTTGCTTTAGCTTTTGCTACTTGTTGTGCCTTAGATGCTTGATTACTCGTTGTTCTCAGGAGTTTATCCGTTTCCAACTTGTAAGCTTCATCATTCATACGCACAGCTTTGGCATAAGCCGACTCCAGGTCTGGGGCTAAACCTCGCTCAAGTAATTGAGCCATATCTTCCCTTACCATATCAAAGTGCGGAAACCGCTCCTTGTTACTACTTAC